CTTGATGCGAACTATGAAGAGATCACCGACACCGTCACCATGGACGGCCTGGTCGCGTCTTTAACGATCAATAGCTATATCCGCATCCACAAGGTTCAAGTTATAACAGCAGGAACACAATTGGATAATGCCGGCCAAATATATGTTGGCACCGGCAATCTTACTAATGGCGTCCCGGATAACATCTTCGGTTCCATCCTCGCAGACCACAATAGTTCCAACATCGGGCGCTATACCATCCCTGCCGGGCATCGTGGGTATATTACTTCCTTCCATGCATCCAGCTTCGGCACTGGGTCGAACGTGGCCACGGCCTGGCTGGCAATGCGACCGGAGGGCCAGGTGTTTTCAAAAGAAAGCATCGTCCAGGTGCAGAACGGTACGGCGCCGGCAGAACATAAATTTATCATCGAGGAGGTCGCCGAGAAGACCGACATCGAACTCCGCGGCGAATCATCGAATGCCGATGTCGCTATATCCGCACGAGTTGAGATTCTTGTTTGCCGAACCCCTTAAAGTTGTCAATCCGTTGTGCGGAGTGATAGACTTCCGGCCCCATGACAAAACTAAAAATCGCATTAAATGTTCCGGGCCTACCTTTCCACCATGATTCGCTAACAGAGCACTCCCTCGGCGGCAGCGAGACTGCAGGTCTTTCCCTTGCGAAAGCACTTGCGAAACGCGGCCATCGGATATTCCTTTTTTGTAATTCAGACAAGTATCAGTCAATCGATAATATCGATTACCTTCCGCACGATCGGTTTAAAGAGTTCGTGTCTTACATCCCGCACGACGTTTGCATCGTTCAACGGCAGCCATCTTTATTCCGTACCCGCACTCAATCCAAGCTGAATGTGCTATGGCAGCACGATATGGCCCTGGGCCGGGTGCAAGGCGATTTTATGGCGGCGCTCTGGAACATCGATGCGGTTGCTTTGCTTTCACCGTTCCACATTGACCAGTATAAAAAGACGTATGGCGAAAAGGCGATGGCCGATAGCCTGATCTTTGAGACGAGAAACGGGATCGACTTGTCCCTGGTGCCACCAGCTTCACAACGCGATTTAAAACACCTGGTCTATTCAGCCCGGCCCGAGCGCGGCCTGGATTATCTCCTGGTTAATCTGTTGCCTAAAATCCTGGAAGCAGATCCGGAATTTCACCTGACACTATCTTCGTATGACAATCCGGCCCCGGAGCTGGCCCCGTTTTATCAGCACTGCCAAGAACTGATCGCCGGGTTCGGTGATCGGATTACGCAGCTGGGACACTTGACGAAGCCCGACTTATATCAGCTTTACCGGGTGGCCGGGTGCTATGTGTATCCAACACCGTCAATGGCAGCCGCGGCCTTTCGTGAAATTAGTTGTATTACGACGATGGAATGCATGGCAACGGGCTTGCCGTTTGTCTCAACCGACGCCGGGGCCTTACCTGACACGCTGCACCCGGAGGCAGGCTACCTGGTCGACGCACTTCCCGGTTCCCCGGAATATGACGATCTATTCGTCCAGGCGGTGCTCGATTACGCGAACGATCCTGCCAGGCATGAACGGGCTTCGCAGGCAGGCCAGGCACATGCAAAAAACCTCTCCTGGGACAAAGTAGCGGAACAGTGGGAATCGGCCCTTATTGGGCGCATACGGGACAAGAGCAGTGACCCGGCCCGACTAGCTACCTTTTTCCGCAAAACTGGACAATCCACCGCTGGCGGCCATTTTGGAGGTGAAGACGACGTCTTTAGAGGCGAGGGTCTGCCCGACGTAGAGGAACCACAAGTCCAGATGCTTATGCGCTGGCTCGCTGAATTGCCTGCCGGTTCCCGCGTTTTGGATTATTCCGGGGCCTTAATTGAGTGTCCGACACTTCCTGACATGCCTGACATCCGACTTGAAGCTCTGAAAACACCAGGCGTTCAGGGGAATCCCCAGGGACATTCACCGTATGACGCCGTTTTATTGGTGAATAGTCTGGAGTATTCGGATAATCCCAGGGAGGAACTTGCCCTGGCAGAGTCCCTGGTTAAGCCTGGCGGGTACGTGTTAGCCGTCGCGGCGACGGAGGGCCTGCATCCGGGCCGACGCACCTGGAACCTGGATAACGCCGACATAGAGGATTTGGCGCAGCACCGGCAGGGGTTCGACTTTTATGCTATGAACGCCGGGATCGATCCTGACCAGGCCTTTTTGTATATCTGGAAGTCGTTTCGTTATATCCGGGATGAAAAAGAGCCAGGCGTCATCGATGAAGATCGCAAATCCTGGTTACAGGGGCCACGCGAGACGCTCTCGGCGATCATAATTGCGGGCGGGGAAAAAGCAGAAGAGTCTCTGCATTGGTGTTTGCGGCCCTTGATGAAGATAGCCGACGAGGTATTGATCGGGGATTGCGGTATGTCCGACGAGGCCCGGCGTATTGCCAGGCAATATCCTAAAGTGAAGCTGGTAGACGCACCGAATCCCCTGGAGGCCGGGTTCGCTGATGCCCGCAATGCGGTGTTAGAGCAGGCCTGCATGGATTGGGTTTTATGGATTGATACCGACGAGCGATTGATCAACGGGGAATTTATAACCAAGTATCTCCGCAATAATGTTTATGACGGTTATAGCATCCGGCAACACCATTTCGGTGTGGACATTGATTATCCAGCTGACCTGCCTGTCCGGTTGTTTAGGCGCGGGCCGCAACGGTTCTTCGGATGCATCCATGAGCATCCAGAAAAGAAAATGAATGAGGGGCCGGGCCTGGTCGTGACCTTGAGTGACGTTCAGATTATGCATATTGGATACGATTCTGAATCGACCCGGCTTTCACGGTTTGCCCGCAACAGTCCACTGATGGAAATGGATAAGAAAAGGAATCCAGACCGGATGCTTTTAAAGCATTTCACCATGCGCGATAACATGATCAATGCCGAATCAATCATGGTCGCAGGCGGCGGCCAGGTCACCGAGGACGTGCGGGCGCTTTGCCAGGAGACTATTGATGTATGGCGTGAGAATTTTAAAGGTGGGTCGCCACTGGTGGGCATTGATTGTATGCCGTATTACAGTCGCGCATGCGAGCTGCTCAATCTAGGAATAGATGTCGCATTCTCGCTTGAAGCTGGCAAGGCAGGATATGGTTCACCCATCGCCGGTTCGTCTTTACGGTTTGCGGACAAGTCAGATTTAGAGGCTTACATGAAACAGACCACTGAACGGGCCACGGAGCATTTTTTACGTGAGGACTTTTGATGGCCATCAACAGCTTAACCACCGTCACATTACTGCACACCCGGTTCCCGGCAATCGTATCGGCCACCTCAGTGTCGTCCGCTACCTTGATGCTTCATATCCAGGCTGCCGAATCTAAAATAAATGCAAAGCTGGCTAAACGGTATGCGACACCGCTTCCCCTGGTTCCAGTATTAGAAACCATCGCCACTGACCTGGCGCTGCAGCACTTTTTGAAGACCCGAGCATTCCCCCAGGAGAAACAAAGTAAATCAGCCTGGGTCGATCAGTTTGATGATTCCAAAGACCTGCTTGACGAGATAGCAACCGGCAAGACCCCGCTCGTTAATTCGCTCGGTGCGATCATCGAGCAGATCACAACGAACCTTGAAGTCTGGTCGGACACTTCCGGCTACCTGCCAACCATGACCGAGGACGCTCAAGAGGCGCAGGATATTGACCCGGATAAAATCGACGACATTCGTGCCGACCGGGACGACTTCGGAAACCTCTAATGTCAGTCGGTGTTGGCATAAGCCTGGAGGCCGAGCGCATCATCCGGCAGCTCAAGGCCTTGCAGGGTCAATTTGACGCCGATGAAATGTATCCAGTGGTCGGGCAGCGCCTTTTAAACTGGATAGGACAAAACTTTAGACGCGGCGGCATCGAGACCCGATGGCCCCGACTCTCCCCCAACACCATCGCCGGACGCCGGGCAGGTAATATAAAAGCTTCACAGGGCGCAACTAAATTCCGTGGGCGGCGAGTAGTAGGAACCGCCATCGCACTATCCGGCGCTAAACCGTTGCAGGACACCGGGCGGCTAAAACAATCGTTCACATCGAAGATGCGCAACCTTGGAAAGAAGTTTGTCGAGGTGGGAACGGATAATCAGATAGCCGAGTTCCATGAGAAAGGGACGGCGCCTTATACCATTCGTCCCAGGAATGCTCGGGTGCTTGCCTTTATGACCGCGGGCGGGCCTGCGTTCTCCGGTGCGGTTCGCCATCCCGGCTTACCGGCGCGGCCTATGCTACCGAGCGAGGGCCTGACCAGGCGTTTGGGCCTGGAGACTATTAACAGACAAATCGCCAGAGTCGTTCGTGAAGCTGGCCTCGATAGCAGGAGTTCATAAATGGCCAGGGTCAATTACCACGACATACTTACTCAGATACAATCCGTTCTCGATGCCGACGCCGACGTCGACGCATTGACGTTCATTAACCTGGAACCAAATCTCGACCCCATGACCGGGAACAAGATTTATATTTATGAGGAGAGCCGGACGGCCCCGGAGAACCTGCAGCGCATATCAGCAGGCAGGCGCACCTCGATAATCTATACCGTATCCATCTGGTGCCTTGCTTTTAGCCTGGACTCAGTTGATCACGCTTCTCAATTACGAGACGACCTGGTGGGTTTTGTAGAAATCGCGTTAATGAATAACCGCGACCTGAATAATACAGTACACACATTATGGCTGAACGGCGGGGCTTTTGATGGCGCTCCACTGGATAACGGATTCACCTCCGCAGCCGAAACGATGGTAGAGATAAGGATAGACGCGACGGTATGAGCAAGAAAGAAAAAACCAAGAAAATTACAATGCTGGAGACCCGCGATGTCGGGACTTACGGTTTAAAAGAGGCCGACGAAGACTACACGCTGCCCGAGGGCGTCGCTAACCAACTTATCTCGCAGGGCCTGGCTAAAGAGTTTGCCAAAAGCCCGGCCAGCAAAAAATCAGTAACTAACGAGGAATAAATCATGGGTTATGGATTCAAAGGTTTTATTGGTGTCGCACTGGAAGTCAGTGGTGGCACTCCGGTAGCAGCAGCTGCTTATCATGAGGCCATGAGTGAAGACCTGGCACTTAACCAGGATCGATATGATGTTAGAAACATCCATGGCAAATTCAGCGAACCCGACGACTGCGTCGGCATTCAGCGCATAGGTGGTTCGGTCGTCATACCTGGCAACCCCGAAGACCTGGGTTATTACCTCCTGGGCGCCATGGGCGTTCAATCTAACACCGAGGTCTTATCCGGCTTTCTTCATCATCACGAGTTCACCATGCAGACTGCTGATTGGGATACTAAATTCCCGCAGCGACCATTGACGTTTGAAGTGAACCGCGATGTCACTTCTTCGCAGCAGTACTCCGGCATCAACGTAAGCGCGATCAACATCGAGAACGCACCGAATCAGGACTTACGCTTATCGGCTACCCTGGTCGGCAAGTCCGGCACTCAAATAGCGGCCACCACACCGACGTTTGTAAACAGTCCGACCTGCCCTTTTGCTTTTGACACCGCCTCTATCAGTATCGCGGGGTCGGCTAACGATAAACTAGAAGCTTTTCAGTTGTCGATTGATAACCAGTTGGAAGGTGTTGCGACGCTGAATGCCAGCAATGAAATATCACGTATTCGCAGAACCGGCCCGCAGATGGTTCGCTTGTCCGGCACGATGGTTTTTGAAGACATCGACGAATATAACGATTTTCTCAATCAGACCGAGCGGGCTATCGTGATGAACTTCAATCTGGCGGCAAGCTATCAGCTTTTGATTGACATCCCTCGTTTTGTTTACGACGCATTTCCTACCGGGACACCGGGTCGTGATCGTCACACCGTTGGTTTTTCTGGTCGAGCGCGATATCATAGCGGCTCGGCGGCCTCGGTTAAGGTCGATTTATATAACACGACGAGCGGATATTGATAACTTATGACAGAAAATGCGAACACCCTGGAGATAGTTCCAGAAACTAAAAAGGACAAAGCTGTTCCTCTTCCCACGTTTGCTCTCAACGGCAAGACGATTGACCTGGCTAAAGCGGTTCCCCTGACCATCGGGGATATTAAAACGCTGCAGGGCAAGGGCCATGATGTTTTAAAGATGAACCAGGATAACCTGGACATAGATGAAATCGTTGCAGTCCTGGAATACGTTCTGGGCAAAGCGAACGAGGAAGTAAAGCAGGAGGACATATTGTCCATGCCGTTGCAGTGGATGAACCGGCTTTCGATTCTCATCTTCCAACACGAGGTCGATACCCCTTTTTAAGTCGCCTGCACTTGTTCGGCAAGACCTATGGATGGGATAAAGACCAGGTCAAAATGCTAACCCCTAGCGAGTCCCTGGAGTTAGAAGAATATATCTGGCAAGACCATAAAATGGCGGAGAACCACAACAAGTGACAGGCGTAGTCGTACAATTTAGAACTGATGGTCTAGAAGAGGCCAATAAATCCCTGGGCGATTTTAATACCAAATTAAAGGCGTCCGGGGAAGCTGCCAATGATGCGCAGCGCAAAGGCTTTACCAAGCTCAATCGCGCACTAGAAGATACCTCCAGAAAACTATCAAGCACCGGCACCAGGATGATCTCCTTTGGTAAGTCGGCGGCTATCGGTATCACCCTCCCTCTGGTTGCTGCCGGCGGCATGCTAGTCAAAATGGCTGCAGACGCGGTCGAATCTGAAAACCTATTTGAAGTGGCCATGGGCGATATGGCTGATGATGCCCGCGACTTTTCAGTGCTGCTAAGAAAAGAGCTCGGCTTAAACGAGTTTGAAGTCCGGAAACAGATCGGCACACTTTTCATGATGACCGAGTCTATGGGCCTATCGAAAGACGCGGCCTTAACCATGTCGAAAAGCCTGGCATTGCTCGGGCAGGATATGGCGTCGATCTTCAATCTGAAACCGGAAGAGGCGTTCCAGAAAATTCAAGCCGGTTTAACGGGTGAGGTCGAACCGTTAAAGCGTCTGGGTATCATCGTCAACGAGACCACGATTAAACAGACCGCCATGACGGCAGGCCTGATTAAGCAGGGCCAGATAATGACCGAGGGCCAGAAAGTGATGGCCAGGTATCTGACAATCGTCAATGCCACGAAAGGCGCCCAGGGCGATTTAGCTCGCACCCTGGATAGCCCGACCAACCGCATGCGGATACTGACCGGCGAAATGAAACAGCAGGCCATTGTCATGGGGACGGCTTTGCTTCCCATCTTCAATACGTTCCTGGGCAGTGTTGTTCAACCGTTCCTGGAATGGACGAACGATATGATCGTGGGCTTTACTGAACTGGCGCCGGCAACGCAAAAGATCGTAATTGGTTTTGCCATATTGGCCGGTGTCGTGCCTCCCCTGGTTATCGGTCTGGGCGCATTGTTTAAGATAACCGGGTTCCTCCTGGGTGCCACAGGCCTGTCCGGTTTATTGAAGCTCTTTACAGGTGGGTCGCTGGTCGCCGCGGGTATCGCCATGAAGGGTTTTATGATCACAATGGGCGCTGTCGTGGGGCCATTGATCGCGTCGTTTGTGACGGCGTTTGTCGCGGCCAGGACGTTTATCAATTTCATGAAAGGTGATCATGATATTAGCTTCGCGGGGGCCTTAAACGAAACACGCAAAGACATCGAGGGTTTTGCGACGTTCGCTAAAGAAAAGGTGTTCAGTCTGTTCGGTGACGACGCGGGCATCGAGGGCCAGGCCCAGAAGGGCGTCGAAGACTTTTCCGAGGTCGTGCGGCGGCAGATGGAAAAATCGTCTAATGAAATTAAGAAGCTGTTTGGCGAGACCGGCGAGTCCCTGGATAAACTAGAAGTTAAGCAAATAAAGTTTGAGCAGAAACGCGATCAGCTATTGCAAAAAAGAGTCCAGGTAAACCGGACGGTGCTGGAAAGCGTAACCAACATGCACGACGCGTTCGCCGAGGATCAGATTCGTGATATCCAGCGCACCGAGGAATTTAACATCCAGGCCCAGAGGCGCCAGCTTGAAGCTGCGAGGGTTCATTTTTCTACCCTGGGGGAAGAGGGCGCAGCCGCGGTAAACCGCATCGATGTCGAACTGGAAAAACTGGACGACCAGCTTCGGAATCAGACGTTCGGTTCCGGAGCAAAGCAGGCCCTGCAGGAATATATCAATAAAGCATCAGACCTTGGCTCGGTGGCTCGCAACGTGATCGGAACCGCGTTTAAAAACCTAGAACAAATAATCGCAGACTTCATCCTTACCGGGAAACTTGGTTTCGGTGAATTCATCGACGTCATGAAACGGGCGCTGGCCGAGTTCCTGGCCTCTCAGATCGTCAAGGCGTTTGCCGGATGGATACTTAAACTCATAACTAGCCTTAAAAGCGCAGGAGGCCTGCTAGGTACTATCGCCACAAAGTTGAGTACCGTTTTAGCCTTGCCCACTACAGTACCGGCCAGCGGCGGCACAGGCGGCACGTCCACTACTCCCACAACGGGCGGCACCTCCGGAGGCCAAACAGGCGGTTCCACTGGTGGATCGGGTGTTCCTCATATCCCGAGCGGCGGCCCGACGCTGCCTAAAGGCCTTCCCGGCAAGTTCGGTGGTGCTGATTTGTCGGCGTTAATGCAGGGCGCTGCGGCAGGGTTCGTCGGCAACGCATTGTCCGGCAAGTTATTCGGCGAGGGTATAGGTACGGATATTGGTTCCGGTATCGGTGGCGCCATTGGATTTGGGTTTGGTGGGCCGATAGGCGCAGGCATTGGATCGTTTATCGGCGGCAGTATTGGATCGCTTTTTAACGACAAAGATTATCCTTATGCGCGGGCAGACTTTACTGCACCATCAAATAAGCCTGCGGCCAGGTCGTTCAGTGCTGAACTTGATAATGGCCCGCTCCAGGAGATCGAGTTCATGGCCGACCAGGCGTCGCAGGCGGTTAATAATGTCCTGCTGAATTTAGGTCTTCAAAATGAGCATGCCTGGGCGCGGGCGAGCATAGGATTCGCATCTGGCAGGAGTGGTAGCAACCTGGGAAAAGGTTTTTTTGCCGGTGTTGGTGGATCGTTCGCATCCGGGTCTACGTTTACCGGCCTGGAGTCCCCTGCAGACGCGGTTGAAAAAGCTGCGGAGGTTATGCTTGGGAAGATGCCGAAAGCCCGCGAGGCCCTGGCGGCAGAAGGTATCAATATTCGTGCCTATGCAACAGGCGGCGAGGGTGTCTTCACTCAACCAACCTTGATGATGGTCGGCGAGCGTCCGGAGAAAGTAAGCATCAGTCACTTGTCCGGCGCCGGTGGTGGTGGTGAAGGTGTGACGGTCGTGTTAAACGGCCCCAATATCCTGGACGACATTACCAGCGTCCAGTTTGCCAGGACTATCGACAGGGAAATTAGCAAGAGATCGCGCAGGGGTTTCTGATGGCAGATCCAAATTATTTCGTCGGGATTGATTTTACTACCGGGTCGTCTACCAATGTCACGGAGGACATAACTCGGATCGATATCAGTCGGCGCATGGCATCTCCTATAGCGCGATTGAGTCCCGGTGAAGCTTCGATTGCCCTGGACAACACAGACGGCAAGTATGGCCCGGACAACCAGGCATCCCCGCTCGCCGGTTTAATCAGACCGCAGCTCCCAATTAACATCAACGCGACGCACGATAATTATGGTCTATGTGAAAACATATCCCTGCACAACTTCACTGCGGCGTTTAACGGGTACACCTCGCTCACGAACGCCATCGATGTTCTGGCAGAATTTACACCGACCGCACTAGGCGTTTCATCGGCGCACACGTTAGTAGCTAAGTGGTCGTCCGGGGCGAATAAATCATTCGCGCTGCAGGTATCGTCCGGGTCTTTGCTGCGCTGGATGTGGTCGCATAACGGCGTAACGATTAACAACGAATATTCGACGGCGCCCTTAACCGATCACTTTTCAACAGGTGACCGCGTTTATGCTCGCTCAATGTTTAGCCCGACAAATAAAGACGGCGTTTATGAGATAGCTTTTGAGATATCATCTAACGGCGCGAACTATGCCCCTCTGGGCGACACGATTGTCGGCGGCGCTTCGTCGTCTATTGACACCGGCACTGATAGCATCAACGTCGGATGGCTTGATCCGGGAACGCCGGATTTTTTATTGGGCAATGTTTATTTCGCGGAAGTGCGGGACGGCATCAATGGCCCGGCCCGATCACAATTCAATCCGAACGACATACGGGCCTTGCCGGTTGCGAACGGTTCCTGGCAAAGTATTGCGAACGACACCTGGGCTTTACACAGCGCACAGGTATTAAACGACAACGGCGACATACCTTTTAACCTGTTCACCGGGTACATCGATGAAATAAAGCTCGACGTCAAAGCGACGCGGCCCTTAACCACCATGCAATGCCGGGACGAAGTAAAGAAGCTGGTCGACGAGACGATCACCACATCACTGTTTACTAATTTCAACATTGGATCAGCTTTCGTCGAATGCCTGTCACTTAGTACGGTGAACAGCTTCGCCATTGATACCCTGGCCGACGAGCAACCGTTTATATGGTTTCGTGATCGCAACCTGGGCGGCGCCCTGGACGACCTGGCGAAAGAGGGTTTCTATTTCATGTTCGCCGATGGCGGCGGCACCCTGCGGGTAAAGGATCGTTATTTTGATATCGACACCTCATCGGATAACACGTTCGCCACGGTCGTTAATTCCTTGAATGCATTCCACACCTTTGACTACGGTTTAAGCGACGACGATATTTTTAATAATGCGATTGTAGAGGGTGTGCCACGATTGATTGATAACACCGCTCAAGTGATCGCATACACCACGAATCCGATAGCGATACCAGCTTCATCGAGCGTGACGTTCTGGCTGGAGTACCTTGACCCGACGAACCTGGAACCGGCCCCGGCCATCGAGACGGTGACCCCGGTAAACTCAACCGACTATCAGTCTTTTATAAATTCAGCAGGAACCGGCACCGAGCATACGGCCACGACCTCCGCATCTGTTTCCCTGTTTTCACAGACCGCAAAGAATGTTGTTTACAACGGGTCAAGCAATCCGGTATGGCTCACCCGATATGAAGTTCGCGGGAAACCTATACACAGACAGCCGCGTGTGAGCGCCACTGCTGACCATACGTCTAGCCAGGCCATTTATGGCCAAAAGTCTTTTCGCCTCTCTAGTCCGCTTCTGGGGCGGGAATTGCACATGCAGGATTATGCGGATTATGTTGTGCAGCGGCATGCCTATCCCTATCCGGATATTTCGATCAGCAGAAAGAATGATTTTCCTGCGAACCTGACCACGGAATTGGCTCAACGCATCCTGGTATCAAACAGCATTGCCGGGTTAAGCAGTGTTTTTGTTATTCAACGACTAGAACATCGGATAGACTTGGAGCGGGGCCTGGAACATGAGACCGCAATGAGCTTGGCGGTTTATAAAGATTCAGAGGTTTTAATTCTGGATGATCAGGCATACGGAAAACTTGACTTTAGGAGATTAGGATTTTGAGTGAAGAAAAAGCAGAACCGATATTAAGCAAAGAGCAGCTTGATGCTGCAAAACAGTTTTTAATCGATAAAGATCATCACGGCATCATGCTTGGTAAATTGACACTTGAGTTTGAGACGCGTAAGACCGCTCACATTCAGCAGCTTCAATTGTTAAACCACGTCGAGCAGGAGTTTATGGTAAAGGCTGCCCGCGAGGCTGGCATCGATGTCGAGAATGATAATTTTAAAATCGATTATGAAACGGGCAAATTCATAATCACAGGCAAAATTAAATAAAATGGCTTTCGTCGGACAAACATATTCAGTCGGGCAGGTATTAACTGCTGCGGAAATGAATCAGATTGATTCAAATATTGATCTGGTTCGCACTTGCCACATCGGGAGTAGCGCACCAGCAGAACTGGCGACCGGCATACTCTGGATTGATAATACAACGGCAGGCGCATGGGAGTTAAAAGTCTATGACGGTGCGACCTGGATCGAGTTGATGGCGATTGATAGCACAAACGATCTTGCTTTTTTCCAGGGCAATAGTTACAAAATCGTAACCGATACGACCGGCAGGGCATTGGAGCTTGAATCAACCGAAGCGAGCGCATCCGGCGGCCCTAATTTAGTGCTTTATAGAAATTCAGCAAGCCCGGCAGATGATGACGTAGGCGGCAAAATTCAGTGGAGGATGAATAACGACGCTGCCGAGGAAACAGTAATTGGTGAAATTTCTATGGATTGGAACGACGCATCCGACGGCACAGAAGACGCGCGGATGGTGTTTAGCGTTATGGATGCCGGAAGCTTAGACGAGGCGATGTGGATAGATCAGAATAGCAATCTTGTTTTGAGTACAGGGCGCGGGGTTTTTATCAGCGGAGTAGGAACAGGAAACCGGCTTGACTATTATGATGAGGGTACATTTTCGCCGACGCTGAACGATGCGACAAGCGGCGGGAATGAATCATCAACAGTGGAAACCGGGAACTACACCAGGATCGGAAATTCTGTAACCGTATCGCTTTTGTTTTCTAACATTTCAACAGCGGGAATGGCCGGGACTATGTATTTGCAAGACCTCCCGTTCGCCGGTAAATCGGGCGCGGTGTATTACTGTTCTATTTTTACGGATACCGTTAACACCGGCAATGTCGGATCAATGGCCTGGCTGCCAGCGGGCGCGACATATTTGAATTTAAGAGAGATCGTTGATAACGGGTTGGATGTCGCATTGGCTGTTGCCGATTTCACTACCGGCACATCCGATCTAGGATTAACACTTACATATTTAACTG